TTAAAAGAATGACCGCAAACGTTAAATGCGTAGCAGTATTTAAAGAAGCATTAACAGATGTAGAATTACAACAATTAACAAGTTAATTATGAAATATATATTTAAGAAATATGAATTCGAAAGCCAATATTTGGCAGAAACAAGAATAGCTGCATTACCACATACAAAAGATGAGGACGGTAACAGTTACCCTTCGCACAGCCATACGGTTGTTAAATTGGGTTACATCTTTACAGAGCAGCCTACATTTGACGAAGATGGAGAGGTGCTAACAGAGGGTGTACAATCGGATATGTACTCTATTGATGTTTTATGGAACGCATCAGAGATTACCGAAACTGATGAGGAAGGTAATCAAAAGATTAACTACCCTTACGGCTGGTCTTCTAAAGAAATAGAAGTAGAAGGTAACGGTGTTCATACGTTTTTTGGTATTAACTATAGCGAAAAATAAAAAAAATAAATACGTATATTTGTAGAAAATAAAACGACTTATGGCTAGTACAGTATTTAACGGAACGGATTTACTACTAAAAGTATCGTCTACAGACGGTGCAGAAGCGAATATAGGACACACTACAAGCTGTACTATATCTTTGTCAAATGATTTACCAGAAGCTACTACTAAAGATAGCGGCGGCTACCAAGAAGTAATAGCTGGCGTAAGAAGTGGCGAAATTTCATTCGAAGGCTTAGTAGATTATACAGATGCACAAAACGCAGCAGAACTAAGCGACTTTTTACTAGCACGTACAAAACTATATTTTGAGTTTGGAACTGCCGCTACAGGCGACCAACTATATAGCGGTGCTGGTTTTTTAAGCAGCTTAGAAGTTAGCGCTGAAATGGAAAGCCCAGTAACTTATAGTGGTTCTATTACTATTACTGGTACTATTACAGCAGCTACTAACTAGTAACAAATTAACAGCCCTAGCGTAAGGAACTAGGGCTAATTTTTTTTAATATGGCAAACAGAAAAAGGGGGTACTACACTCTAAAACTAGGCGGTAAAAACCGCACACTTCATTTTAGTATGAATTTCTGGGCGAACTTTACAGAAGCCCAAGGCGTAGCACTAGATCAAATAGGCGAAATTTTTAGTCAAGGTTTAAGCCTTAGCGCTATTCGTGATTTAATCTACAGCGCACTACTAGCAAACGACCAGGAAAATAATAACGAAATAGACTATAATAAGTTTACTGTAGGCGCCTGGCTAGAAGACCTTACAGGCGACCAGTTAAACGACATAGTAGCCGCTTTAATGGAAACTAAACTACTAGGTAATAACTTAAATATGGGTGTAGAACGTAACCCAAAACCTAGTAAAACTACTACACAAAAAAAAACAAAACCCTAACCTGGGACGACCTACTAGATTATTACATAGGGCAAATAGGTATAAACCCTAACGATTTTTGGGCTAACACTTGGAACGAAAACCAACTACTAGGCGAAGCCCACACAATACAGAATTACGTAAACTGGGAACGGACGCGCTATATAGCTACTATGCTGTATAACGTAAACTGTACTAAACGTAGCCAAATGGTAAAACCAGAACAGCTACTACCACTACCACAAGATATATACAGCCAAAAAGCTACTGCGCCTAAAAGTACTAAAGAACAGTACGAACGCTTTTTAGAAAGGTCCGCTAGGGCTAAGGCTGGCGGCACTAGAACAGTAGCAGATTTTAAAAATACTAACGGCTAATTTTTTCGTAATTTTACAGCTATAATTCTACACTATGTCGGACCAAAAATTAAGGGTAATACTAGAAGCGAAAGCTGACAAACTTATAAAGGCGTTAGATAAGTCAAGTAATAAACTAAAACAGTTTGGCGCTGATGCTTCACGTATAGGTAAAAAATTAAGCGCAGGACTTACGCTACCTATTGCTGCCGCTGGTGTAGCTGCTATAAAATTAGCTAGCGACTTTGAAGAAAGCCTAAATAAAGTAGACGTAAGTTTTAAAAGTAGTAGCGCAAGTGTAAAAGAATTTTCTAAAACTACACTAACCCAGTTTGGTATAGCGCAAGGTACAGCCTTAGATATGGCGGCTATGTTTGGTGATATGGGTACTAGTATGGGTTTAACCACAGGGCAAGCGGCTAAAATGTCTACTAGTATGGTAGGGCTAGCTGGCGACTTAGCAAGTTTTAAAAACATACAAATAGAAGAAGCTACTACAGCGCTAGCTGCTGTATTTACTGGCGAAACTGAAAGCCTAAAGCGCCTGGGTATTGTAATGACAGAAGCGAACCTAAAACAGTTTGCACTAACCCAGGGTATTACAAAGAACATAAAAGAGATGACGCAAGCGGAAAAAACCACGCTTCGCTATATGTTTGTAATGGCTAACACTTCAAACGCGCAAGGCGATTTCGCTAGAACACAAGAAGGCGCGGCTAACCAAATGCGTATTTTTACAGAAAGCTTAAAACAAATAGGCGCAGAAATAGGCAGCTTTTTATTACCAGCTTTTACCGAAATAGTAACTAAAGTAAATAAAGCTTTAGCTTCTTTTATGGCTTTTGACGATAGGACAAAAAAAATAATAATTACAGTAGCTGGGTTATTGGCTGCCGTAGGTCCTTTATTAGTAGCTTTAGGTTTTTTACCAAAAATTTTAAGCGCTTTAAGCGCTGGTATTACAGTAGTAAAGGGCGCTTTAATGGCTTTAACTAGCCCTGTTGGTTTAGTGGTAGCTGCTTTAGCTGCTGTAGCGTTTGTAGTTTATAAAAATTGGAACGCTATACTACCTATAATTACTATGTTTTATAATAATTTTGTAGACCTATATAACCAAAGCGCTATTTTACGCGGTGCTATAGGTGCTTTAGGCGGTGTATTTAAAGCGGTTTTTACTTATGCTAAAGGCTATATAAGCGCTGTAGTAAATGTATTTTCTAGTTTTGGTAAGGTAGTAAGTGCTATTATAAGCGGCGATTTTAAAAGTATTGGCGGTGTTATAAAAGATGCAATTTCTAGTACTAAAGATATAGTAGTAGAAACTGGTACAGAAATGGCTAACAATGTAGTAGACGGCTTTAATAATGGAGTTAAAAACAAACTAGAACACAAAACACCAGGGCAAATACAAGCTGGGCTTACTAACGTAGCCGATAACATTAAGTCTTTTGCTAGCGGTTTATTTGGCGGTATAGATTTATTCCCTAACGGAATAGTAGACAACGAAAAAATAGCTACAGACTTAGACACTACTAACGAACTTCTAGAAATTAAAGGCGCAGAAACTAAAACAAAGCTAAACGATTTTACTCAAAGTGTTAGTGATATATTACGCGGCGGTCTAGAAAATATGGCTGTAGGAATAGGCGAAGCTTTAGGTAATGCAATAGTAAACGGCGGTAATTTAGCGGCTGCTTTAAGTAGTGTAGTTTTAGGTTCTATAGCTGATATGGCTATAAATTTAGGTAAACTAGCTATAAAAACTGGAATGGCTGTATTTTCAATTAAAAAATCTTTAGAAAGTTTAAACCCAGCGGTAGCTATAGCAGCTGGTATAGCTTTAATAGCGTTAGGTAGTGCAGTTAAAAGCGCAGCTGGTAACATAGCTAAAGGCGGCAAAGGCGGCGGCGGCGGTGGCGGTCAAAGTGGACCACGTAGCGGCGCTGTAGCGGCGTTTGCTAATGGCGGTATAGTTAGCGGTCCTACTCTTGGACTTATGGGCGAATATGCTGGCGCTAAAAGCAACCCAGAAGTAATAGCGCCACTAGATAAACTTAAAAATATGATAGGCAGCCGACAAGCCCAGCAAGTAAACGTAGGTGGCGAATTTAGACTAAACGGTCAAGACCTAGTAGTAGCACTTCAACGCGCTGAAAAACAACGCGGTAGAATTAAATAAAAAAATATGGCTTACGGCGTAAAATATAGGTTAGACTTTGAAGACCACGAAGGCAACGGTAGACGTTTAGACATTTTAAAAAACAATTATACAGGCGATATACTACCGCTAGTAGGTGGCGCTGAACCTGTTAAAATAAAATGGGACGGCGACGACGACTTTTATAGCCCTATAATTGGTAGCACCTGTAGTATAAACCTATACCAAACAGACGAAACTAACTACGACGATTTTTTTAACGAACCAGAACGCGAATATAAAGTAGAAGTATATGTAGCCCAGGCTATACGCGACAAATTTAAAAACAAAGTACAGCTAGACGGTGGAATAGTAGAAGCTGCCGACTGTATAAACGGTAGCTACTACGATACAGGAACTTTTTTACAAAACCGAGTTATTAACGACGGCGGTATAATTGAAGCTGTAGACTGCGTAAGCGCTGTACTTACAGAAACCCAAGACAACTATACATTATTCTGGACTGGCTGGCTACTTAGCGATCAGTTTAAAGAACTAATGATGCCAAACCCCCAAGCTATACAGCTAACAGCTATAGACGGACTAGGCGACTTAGACAACCTTTTTGTAGATAATACTTTTTATAGTATTGGTTTTTTTGGAATTGAAGCCAGCCTTTCTGATATATTATGCGCTGCACTAAATAAAACTGGGCTAGGTTTAGACGTTATTATTAACAACGAATTAAGCGTATACGATATATTCGGCAATAGGTCTGAATTTTTAACCTATGTAAATACGTTTATAAATGAAAGCGTTTTTTTAAGCGACGAATACGAATTTTTTGACGTTAAAGAATTTTTAGAAAACGTACTAAAAGGCGTAAATAGTAGGGTGTTTCAAGCAAACGGCAAATTTGTAGTAGTTAATAACAGCCTATATAGTGAACAAGCTGTAATAGATTACGTTAAAAACTATATAGATGATAACGACGCTGTACCTAGTGGTATAGGCGCACTACGCCAGGCGTATTTAAAAGGCGATATAGAACAGTTATACTATAAAAGATTTAACAGTAGCGGTACTTTGCAAGGCGACTACTACTACGAAGGTTTAAGAACTATACGTACAGACTTACAGCCACTAGAACAGAACCTAACGCGCGAAGCAGAACGCGGCTACAAGGGTTTAAGATTAGATTTAACACCTTCGCAAACAAATTTAAGTTATACAGACGATGCTGGTTTTGAATTTCAAAACACAAGCCACTGGACTATAACAAGCGGTAGTTTTACTACAGACGAAATATCATTAAAAGGTAGTAGAAGTTTTAAAACTACAGCTACAAATAGCGGCGCCACGCCAACAAATTTAGCTATTACTGGTAATTATTCTGGTAGACGCGATATAGCTAGTAAACTTAAAGTAAGTTACTACTACGACACTAATAACACAAACCAAACCACTACATTTTATAATAAATTCTGGTGCCAGATTTATTTTCAAGCTGGCAGTACATTTTACTACGATACAGCTAACGAAAACTGGACTACTACAGTAAAATACTTCTTTTTTGAAGACACAGCATTTTCCTCAGCTGATAAATGGATAAGCCAGGAACTAGATATAGCTAAACTACCAGCGGCAGCTGGGCAAAGCCAGACTGTATATTTACGTATATATGGACCGCAAAACTATTTAACTAACTACCAAGGCGTTTATGTAGATAACACTATACTATATTTAGACAGCCCAAGTACTCAAGCAAATGAAATAACACTAACGCAAGACACTACTACAAATGTTATAATAGGCGACTTAGAAGTAGAACGCCCACTAAACGGCTTAGTACTAGACTATACAGGGGTTTATGATATTAGTAATTTCTTTAGTATCTCTACGCCAGTATTACAAACACAAAAGCAACAGTTAAATGACTTTAGAGATATAGTAACTAGATACGAAGGTACAGTATATAATAATGAAACCGCGCCAGTTACGCCTATGGATAAAATACGTATAAACTTTACAAACTTTAGCGAACCAGACAGCTTAATACTAGACAGCTTAGAATATAGCGTAAAATCAAATAGGTACAATATAATAGCACATAAGCCAAACCAAGACAACCCAGTAGCGGCTACTTCTACTAGTAAATTTACAACCGTAATACAAAGTTAAAACGTCCCCTTTGTTTGCTGCGAAAACCTACCTGTATGCCTAGCGCTGGGTAGGTTTTTTTATCTTAATACTTTAAAAATAGTTTGCATAGTTTAATATCTATTTGTAGTTTAGCGATAAAATATACAATATGTATAAAGATTTATTTACAGCTGAAATGCGAAAGCTAGGCTACACTTTAAAAGATATATGTGAACTAATAGGCGCCAAATACCCAACAGTATATACGCGTTTAGATAGCCCAGAAACTTTTAGAGTAGCTGAACTTCGCGCGTTACATAAGGCTGGCTTTAGTATAGATGTAACTTTTAATTTAATTATAAGCAAGTGAAAACAGTAAATATAAAAGGTAAAGAGTATATAACCGTAAACGAACGGCTTATACACTTTAGAAAGGAAGCCGCCTATAAGGGCTGGCGAATAGTTGAAGACCTAGTAAGTCTAGACGACAAAGAAGGCGTATTTAAAGCTACTATTTTAGATCCAGACGGTAACGAAATGGTAAGCGCACACGCCCAGGAATACCGCGATAGTAGCTACATAAATAAAACGTCGTTTTTAGAAAACGGCTTTACTAGCGCTTTAGGGCGCGCGTTAGGCTATTTAGGTATAGGACTAGACACTAGTATAGCTAGTGCTGACGAAGTAGGTAACGCTGTAAATAATCAAAGCGGCAAAAATGGGAACCAGGATAATAAAAGCTGGCTAACAGAAAACCAACTAAACGCAACCCTAAAGGGTACGGTAGACCAGGCTAAAAAGGTTCTGGCTAATTACAAAATGAAAAAAGAGTATAACCAGCAGATAACTGCAAAATTTAATATATAATGAGTAACACGAAAACAAAGTACGTAAACGGCGTAAGGCTATTTAACCCTGGCGATAACGCGCCACAAAACCTTTTAGCTAATGTTTTAATAACACCAAAGCTACTTGTAGAATGTCTAAAACAAGACGATATACAAGACGCTAAAAGCGAATACAGAGGCGACACGCAATATAAAGCGAACCTATGGAAAAACGACGACGGTAGTTTAAGTATGTCGTTTAATACATATAAGCCTACAGAACAAAAAGAAACCAAAGTAGCGCAAGGGGGCGCAGACCTACCCTGGTAGGTTTTAACAACAGCCTGGGCGCCTAGCGCCTGGGCTTTTTAATTATAGATAAAAACAAGTAGAATTATAAACAAATGAAAATAGTAAAAGACACTAACGCAGAATACCATAGTAAAAAGGACTATATAAGCGCCAGCGGTTTAAAAATGATAGCTAAAAAAAGCGTACACCACTACTTAAATGCAGACTTTAAAAGCACGCCTAGTATGGCGTTTGGAACTGCTGTACATACGGCTATATACGAACCTAGCGAATTTTATAAAGACTACCATATAATACCAAAAATAGACAGGCGTACAAAAGCTGGTAAAGAACTATACGCCGAACACCAAGCAAAAGCAGAAGGCAAAGAAGTACTAGACGAAGCCGATCATAAACGTATACTTACAATATTAGAAAATTTAGATAAAAACCAGCAAGCTAAAGACCACGTACTAGGCGAAATGGAACTAAGCCACTATTTAGAATATGAAGGCGTAAAGGTTCGCGTACGTCCAGACTGCGTAAATAAAGTAGCTGGGTTTATTAGCGACGTTAAAACGTGCCAGGATAACAGCCCTAGGGCGTTTCTAAGCGACGTATATAAATATAAATACCACATACAGGCCGCTTTCTATATGGATATGTTAAACGTAAATAAACTAGTATTTATAGCAATAGAAACCAACGCGCCGTATAGTGTTGAAAACTATGTACTTAGCGACGAACTTATAGAAAAAGGTAGACAGGAATATAAGAAAGCTATTGCAGACTGGAAGTACTACCAAGACACTAACGTAGCACTAGGCTACGACGGTAAAAGAAACGACGACGGTATAATAGTTTTAGGTTAATTTTTAAATTTTATAACAATGAAAATGCAAAAATACAGAGAACTAGTAGAAGACTTTTACGGTATAGACTTAGGCTTAAAATGTAGGCAAACTATATATATAGAAGCTAGGGCTTTATACTACTATTTATGTAGAAATTTAGGGCGCTACAGCTTAAATAAAATAGCGCAAAGTTTGAATAAAAACCACGCTACAGTAATGCACGCTTTAGCTGAATTACCATATATGCGAAAATTTAATAGCAAACTTGACGAAAATTTTTACGAACTTTACGAAATAGCAGAAGCTTTAGATAAGGAAAAAACAGAAGAACTAACACTAGAACAACTAGTACAAAAATATAATAAACTACAAATAGACTACCAAGTAATAAAATACCGTCTGTTAAAGTACGAGAATGTAATATAATTTTTTATGGGTAACCACTAACCAATATAGATGCCAAACCACTACCACAAATACTTAGGACCAGAAGACAAACTACAAAATGCTGTAATGCAGTATTTAGCGGCGCAATACCCAGAAGTATTAGCGGCGCATATTCCAAACGAAGGTAAGCGGACGCCTTTTGAAAGGTTTAAATTTAAGTATTTAGGCGGTAAGGCTGGAATACCAGACGTTATGGTATTTAGACCTAGTGGCGACTTTGTAGGGCTGGCTATTGAATTAAAAGCTGGTAGAAATAAACCAACAGAAGCACAGCTAAAATGGCTTGAAGACCTAGGTAAAAATGGCTGGTCCGCGCACTGTTTAAATGACTTTGATAACTGTAAAGAAACTATAGACAAATACTTTAAAAAATGATTTACAACGCTGTATACTTTGACGAAGAAAACCAGAAGGTACGCTGGACCCAAACAGCGCCAGAAGGGTTTAAATTTAACTACGAATACGTCGGCAAAATGACACGTATAGAATTCGACTTATTAGTAGAAGTACTATGGGAACTATACGAAGACGATAAAATAAAGTTTAGCGACTTTATAAGACACTTCGGCGAATTACGTACCTTTTGCGACCAGATCAAAGGACTGACAGAATTAAAATAAAAACAGCTAACAAATGAATAGATATATTAAACCAACAGCCTGGTTATTATTAGGCTTGATAACAGTAACGCTATGGTACGGCGTTTATAAAGTGCTAACTTAGAAACAGAAACAGTAACAAATGAAACTAAACAGAATTATAAAGCCGTCGAAATTCGACCACTTTACTATAGTACCTAACGCTATATTTAGACACGAAGGTATAAGCCAGCAAGCTACAGGGCTATACTGCTATTTATTTAGCCACAAAAGCGACCAAGATATAACTATAAATTTTATTACAAACCACTTTAAAAATGGTAGGGACGCTGTACGTAGCGCCATAGCTGAACTAGAAAGTTTTGGCTATTTACAACGTGAACAACTGCGCCAGAATGGTAAGATAGTAGCATATAACTACATACTAAAAGACGCACCGCTTACTGAAAAACCGTCGACTGGAAAACCGTCGCCTGAAAATCCGATACAAAGTAATACTAGTATATATAGTAATAAAGATATTACTACATATACAAAAAGAAATACTAGTACGAAGTCTGAAAATGTCGAAAAAGCCTACCAACACTTCGTACAACTTTTTCCTAAAAGGTATAGACCTAAAACGCCAGCCACTATTGAAAAATGGAAAGTTTGCCTGGATAGAATAGAACGTATAGACGGTTACGACTTACGTAAAGTTTACGAAGTTTGTAAACAACTAAGACAGGACCAATTCTGGTCTGAAAACTTTTTAAGCGTTTTAAAGCTACGTAACAACGACAAAAATGGTATACGGTATGTAGACAGGTTTATGGAACGAAACGCGCTTAGAACGCGTCCTACGG